AGCGTGAGTGTAGGCCTCACTGTCGGGATCCATGCCGTCGATGAAGGAGTAAGCGTCATCCAGGGCGGTCTTGGCGTTCGGCTTGTTGTCGGACATGGTGTTCCTTTCAAATGGGGGTATCATTATGATCCATGTCTGATCCGCGTCTCAGGCGACCTCTGACACCTTGAGGGTGGCGGTGTCCTTCTTGGTCATGTCCTCAGCGGGAGTCTCGAGGGCGGCGTAGACCTCCTGGTTCTTGTGGTCCACATGGAGGACGCCGTCGACCTTGGGCTCGTAGTTCTTCGACGCCAGACCCAGCAGGGCGCCCAGGAAGGTGTCGACGGCGGTGATGGTGCCGACGACGGCCTCAGTGTGAGGGAACCCCCACAGGCCCGCCAGCGCCAGATAAAGCGTGGCGAGGGCAGGCAGCAGGATCTGGGCAATCCACTTCATGGTGTTGTAGGTCTGATTCGACAGAGACAAAACGCTTGTCCTTCCTTCTGGTGTCCGGGAAATGGATGGGGAGCCTGTTCACGGCATCCATGACCTTCTCGGCGGTCCCATTGCCGCCGAAGGTGTGATAGGGCTGGTACAGATACTTCTGCAAGTCCTCGAACTCATCGATCGTGATGTAGCCCCGGGACAGATACGCCGTCCCCATGGCCACGATCTGATTGTGGGCCAGACCGAGCATCAGCTGGGTCTTGGCGTCATGTCGCTCGGATCTCTTCTGAAGATATGCCCAGATCCCACTACTCGTGAGAACTGAGCCGAAAATGGTGATCACGAGCTCCACCATGGGTTGCATTCAGCCTCCGATAGACATGAGTGGGCGAACACCGTACTTGCTAGTCCAGTCCGCCCATGAGACATGCCTCTGGTCGCCGTAATACAGGGCGAAGCGGTTCTTGGTGACCTGATCCCTGAGCCAGAACGACTCGCCCGAGAAGGGGATCGGGTTTCCCAGACGGAAATAGCTGAGCTGACGAGATATCGGAGCCACGTTGTTCTCGCCGCCGTTGATACGGACGTGAACGAAGTTGGAGCCGAACATCTCGAACTCCGATGGGATGGTGACCTTGGGGTACTCCCAACTCCAGCTCTTCTCGGTCAGCTCCCAGGAATTATCCGTGTTCTCGAACTCGTGCGGTTCGAACACCGGGAAGGTCTTGAAGTCCGAGATATCGAACGCCTGAAGGGCGGAGGCGAAGCGCACCATGCCCTCGGCGTAGTCTCGGCGCATCTTAGAGCCGTTCCAGCCCTTGTTGCACCATCCGGCCTCGCCGATGTTGTCGATGCCCAGATTCCGGTCGCTCATGATCGTGATCCGGTGTTGGTTCGTCCCGTTTGGATGATCCAGATATCGGTCGAAGTCGACGATGATCCACCGGCAGGTGTTATCGTTGAACTGCCAGTAGTCGCCCAGCCACATTCCATCGAACGTCCCGTTCCTGATGGCCATCTTCTGGGCGGCCGTAATGGTCTTACCGAGATTGTTGCCCCGGGTGATGACCTTCTTCAGATTCGGGTCGTTGTTGAAGGCGTTCAGAAAATCGAATTTGTTGTTCAGAGCGATCTGCTTGGGCTGCATGACACTCTGAGCCCACTGGGCGTTCTCGGAACCCGCCTTGCCTCGCAGATCGATGATCTCGAAGGCGGATGCGTCCTGAGCCCCCCTCGGAACACGTACGGCGGCGATAAGGACCTCGTAGTTGTCCGCTGTCTGGGTCGGCTGTGGAATACCCTCGTTCGGATTCCCTTGGAGAGCCCGAATACCAGCGACGCGAACATCCCTGGTGTTGTTGACCCGGATGAATATGGCGTCGTAGCGATCGCCGTCAGTACTACCAGGATTGAGGTTGTAGTACCGCTCCGCGTCGTTCTCGAGCCAGTGTCCTTTGAGCCAGGCGCGACCGGACTGGATGATGATGGTCCGTCCGTTGCCCTTGACGACCTGGTAGGCCCGCCCCCAGTTTTGGAAGATGCCGTCAGAAATGACCCCGTCGAACATTCGGCCAAAGTCGTCCGCGGAGTACTTCCTGTCCCCGTTGATGGAGACGAAGAATCCTGATCTCTCTGTCATGTGATGTTCAACCCCGGTTTCGACTTCTGAATATCGGACAAGGACTGGAACGTCGGGTAGAAGACATCCCCCTCCGAGTCCGAGGATGTACGGATGTACTCGGTCACCCGAGCGATGTCCTGCTGCCCGAACTCGTTCTGGATCTGCACGAAATCACCCAGGAAGAAGTCCTCGTTGTAGATGTACATGGACTGCTGAGCGGCCTCGCCCGAGAACATCTCGATGGGCATGTGCTTCCACAGCTCAGTGTTGCACTGCTCATGGATCTGGCGATGAATCGAGTTGGGGTCGTTCGGCTGAACTCCTTTATTGCCGAGCGAATCGTGCATCATGCCGTTAGTCTGCTCAACCGAAGGACTCTGCAAGTAACCTTCTCGGAGCCCAAGGCCGTTGGTCCCGACCTGAATCGACTCGTTCTGCATGGTGTTGTTCGCGCTGCTGTCAAGGTATTCGCCCTTGCGGGTGAGTTCATACGGAACCTCGAATTTGACCGCTCCCGAGAAGATCTTGGTGCGAGTTCCTACCTTGGACTTAAAGTACGTGGCCTTGGACAGGTTGTCGTACTTAGGGGAGAACACCACCGCGGGGCGCTCCCCTTGACCGAATGTACGATTGACACCGTTGTAGGTGTAACCGTACCAGTAATATGGGTCCTCGCCGTCGTATTCGATCGCCCAGCCAGACATTGTGAGATCCGTCAATTCCTGAACGATCTTGTACCAGGATCCCTCCATGCTGTAAGGATCTTTATCGTAGTCGGGATAGCTACCCCACCCAACGGCATTATCAGGAACCATCGGGCGAACCTTGTTAGCCGCGCTGACTTGAATGTCCCCGATATCCATTGAGGATACTGGTCGCCCTTTGCGGATACTCTCGGGGAGTTCATCCACTGCATACCAACCGTAAGCTTTTACGTGCCTCGCATGATTCGCATCCAGGGAATCCCTCTGCTTGAACAGGAGATTGCTGTAATGCTTGATGACGTCCTTGACCTTGCCCCGGGTCCTCTCCTGTTTGCACAGAAGCGTTCCGTCCCAGATGGGATATGGGTGCATGACCCGCCTGTCCAATATGGACTCGAGGCTCCGGCCGCTGATCGTCAGCAGGGACTCCTTGCCGTACTCCGTGTTGAGCTCGACCTGCTCGATGATCATGAGCTTGTTCGTGCCCTTGGTGTACAGGTAGTAGTCCAGCTGGTAAGTCCTCAGGTTCTCCAGGGTTCCGGGGACCACCAGCTTGAAGTCCCCGAACCCATGGAATCGCTCGGTCCAGACGACGGACTTGTAGTCCTCGCAGATATGCTGGATGATCATGGACTCGTCCAGTACGGCAAGATACATGTCACACCCCCTGGTAGAGAACGTCGGTTGAGAAGTAGACGTCGGTCAACGTTGGATCGTTCATGGTGATCTGGAACTCGTTGACTCCAGGCCTCAACTTGAGCCAGTCCGAGTTCCGGTCCAGTGCCGCCAAGAACTTGTCCTTGCGGTCTCCTCTGGTTCGGATGATGTACTTGGAGCCCACCCGCGAATTGACGGTAACGACGTCGCCGCCGACGATCGGGTCGACCTTGTAGTACGTCTTGTCGAGAAATGCTCCAGTGAGCTTGAAGGTGTCCCTGGAGAATGTCTCGGTGACCGTGATCGGAAGCTTGGCCCCTGGGCGGAACCGGAATATCATGGTGAAACCAGTCTCCACCTCGCCCTTGTAGTCGATGACCGCGGACAGGACTCCGCGATCCTTGGCGAACTCGAGCGAGGGGGAGGGCTCATCCATGAAGTCGAACTCGAAGGTCCCGATGTCCCGCTTCCACTCGAGGTTCTGGTTGACCATCGTGTCGGCGTCATGCCAGTAGGCGTCCGGGCACAATATGCTGACGTTGATCTCCTCATCCTTGGAGAAGATATCGGCCTCGACCGACTCGACGTAGCCCTCGGTCCTGACCCTGCGCTTGTCCGTGTTGACGTATACGGACATGGGTTGCTTGATCTGGAACCAGGAGTAGATGCGTTGACGAGTCGTCTCGATGTCTGGATATGGCAACGGCGCGAGTTTGATCTTGAGGTTCCTCATTCCCGCCCTCGCGCCGTTGAAGATCGCCACATCCGTCAGAGCCAGTTCCGTGGTGTTGATCGAGGCCTTCGTTGCCGACAGACCGTCGACAGATTTGACCGCGACACCCTCGATCCACGGGTTCGTGAGCGAGAGCACGATCCTGTGCTGACGATATGTCAGGAACTCTATGGACTCGATCATAAGTCGTACATGGCTCCTCTGAACTGTTCGATCTGGTTGTGCGTCTGCCTGTAGATCTCCGTCTCGGACAGAGCCTTGGGAGACGTGTTGTACTGGTTGAACACGACGTTGCTGCCGTTATTCACAGTCTCGTTCACAGTCTCGCCGACGCGGGACTGAGCGCCCTGGACGGCCCTGCCCGCGAGCTGGGTCGTCATGTTGGCCGACAGGTTCTCCTGAATATCGTCCTGCGGCAGAAGCTCCTGGATCTTGCTGGCTTGCTCCTCCACTTGCGAGAGGTCCAGAACCGGCTTGATCGTCGGATTCATGTTGTCGCCGAACGCGTCATTCCAAATATCCTTCGTGTTACCGAAGCCCTTGGCGAGCGCGTCGACGGTGTCGTGAGCCATCGTGGAGGCCGCGTCGATCCCCTGCTCGGTGTTCTCCGAGATACCATTAGTCAGACCCTGCATCAGGAACTCACCAATCTCGAACATGACACGAGAAGGAGAATGAATGCCGAATACCTGTTTGGTCGTGTTGACGATGCTGGTACCGAAGTTGCGAATCGTCTGTTTGACCTCTTCGATCTTGCCCTTGATCGCGTTCTTCAGACCCTCGACGAGCCTGTAACCAGCATTCCTCATTCCGGAGACGCCCGTGGATACGAGCTGCTTGATACCATTGACGATACCGTTCCTGATCGCCGTGATGAGCCGGATACCAGCGTCCATCAAGGCGCCCGAGTTGTTCTCGATGGCATCGGCGAGTCCGTTGATGAATTTGATGATCGTCTCGAACGCCGCCTGGGTGATTCTCGGCATGTTGTCGCCGAGGCTCTGAAGGAATGCCACGATACAGTCGGTCGCCTTGGTCCCGATCTCGGGGATCTTGTAGGACAGACCCTCGAGGAAGGACGTGAGGAGGTCGGAACCCCTCTCGACCAGTGTTGGCATGTTCTGAATAAGAGCATCCGACAAGGTGATGATCAGGAATATGGCGCAGTCGATGATCTCCTGAGCGCAGTCGTAGACCACCTGGATGATCGCGTGGATAATGGTGATCATGAGCTCGACGAACGTCGGAATGGACTCGATCATCGCCTGGGCTGCGGATGTCAGGACAACCTTGATGTACTCGACGATGGTGCCCTGGTTGTCGATGAAGACCTGCATGAAGTTGATGAAAGCCTCACCGATAGCCGTACCCATGGCGGGCATCCGCTCGATGAATCCGTCGACGGCGTCCAGGAATGTCTGGACTCCCTCGGCTCCCGTGGTCGACAGGTTGGCTATGGCGTTCACCAGGTTGGCTATGCCATCGGTAGCCAGGCCGACCCCGTAGCCGATCATCAATATGGCACCGCCCAGAGCGACCAGTCCGATGGCGGCTCCCTCGGCGATGTAACCGATGACCA